CGCACCACGCACATGAATCGGTGTGCCTTTACTATAGATCGTTGCTGGATTAGACCATTTATTTATTCCATTACATCCCCTTGGAAATGAAATGTCTTCAACTGGCAACGAAGAAAATTTGTCTCTGAAGTCAGAGATATATTTCTGTGCTGCTTCTTCAGTCTCATTGACAATAACTGTCATGCATTCTTTAATCGCAGTACGACATGCACCAGGAGTAGATGACTTAACTGCCTCCAATCCCATGATTTTTAGTTTGGGTTTCTCATAACGAACACCCTCACTATCCCAGACATTAAGAATGTATCTCTTCTTAGCAGTCCATATACCTGTGCTAGCAATGTTCTCTCGCTTCATGACCATCTTCTGGTCATAAGCACTAACGTAATCTGCTAGTTCCTGATACGACTGTTCGATGAATGGTTCGATTCTACTCTTACAGGCAGAGTCGAGAAAATTGACAATCTTCTCTTGCGAAACCTCCTGTACATCAAATACAGAACTAACGAGTAGATCAAGACAGATATAGATGCTGTCAGTATCGGAAGCAATAACATAATCGTGGTCCTCTGTTTTAAGTAATTTGTTTAAGTAGGCATTTACTTTGCTCTCAATCCACCTAATCGAGACTTGACCCGAGAGGGTAATTGCCTCAGCATTTGCCAGATTGTAATATCTGAAGTATTGGTTTCCGATGGCACCATAGGCAGAGTTGAGTTGGATTTTTCTTGCCATTTGGATATTGTTAAATTTTGAAATATCCTTTTGTAATGATGTGGTCTCTGCAGGTGTGGTGGCATGTTCAAGAGCTTGCTTAGACTTAAGCATTCTCTTCTTGTATATGGTCCGTTCATCATAGATTTTCTGCATCATTTCTGGTAGGAACCCAAGTATATCTTTACGGTACTGAGCACCGTTCGCACATACACAATATTCCCCACCAATATCTAGTTCCTTATTAAGTATCTTATCAACAGTTGCTGTTGGATGTCTTGCCTCAAGTAACGTTTCTGGCGAGATGTTGTACTGCATAATAAGATGAGGGTACAGAGAGTTAAGGTCAAAAGACACAACCCAATTATACTTTCCTGGAATCGGTTCCTTAACATATGCCCCCGCATATTTTTCATCTTTCTTAGCACCCTTTCTTGCTGGAACAACTGCTTTCCTATCTGTAAGATAGTTATAGATCATCGTGTCCCACATACGGACCTGACTATACACATCTTCAAAGTTGACCTTGGCATCGTAACTCATCGTGATGGCAAGTTCAAGCAACTTCATCTTGTCTTCCAATCTGTCAATCAGTTCAACGTCTTGGATGTTGTACTCCATAAACTTCTGCCAATCA